AAAAATAGGCACCACACAATGTGGTCGTGCAGTGCCTAAATAAAATATCAATCTGTATAAAATTTATGATGTCTTTGCATTTACATCTTCTGGTGTCATAACCTTTGTGAACCATTCGTTCAAATTATCAGCCCGTGCATAGCGTTCATCGACCACAATACCAGTAATAGATTCTACTCGCTGTGCGGTTTGTGTACCCTCTACTACAACGACTGTATCATCTCGATACGCAAATTTATGAATCGTGCTGATTGCAGTATAGGTCAATTCCATATTGGTTGTATCAATGCTGTCAGATTCGGTGTTGACTTCTTCGGACGGGATCGCAAATACACCCTTGTATTTCCATGCAAACCGCCAGAAACCATCTGTTCCCTTTGTTTTGTAACCAATGCAGAACTGTTTCGGTCTGGTTTCCCCTTCGATCAGCATGCCCTTTGTTGCATCAAATGCCTGACCAGTAATGTCTGCCAGTGTTGCCAACTTCAATGGAGCAACTGTAAGTGTAAATGTTTCTGCACCTTTTGCAGGAATTACAATCATACCTCTGTTGTCATAGAAGTGCGTTTCGCTGGAAGTTTCCACTTCTTTTGCAACCGTTGCAACATACGCCAGTCGCTTTGGCGTTGTAGTAACAAATTTCTCCTCACTATCTTCCAAGACCTGCGAATAATATAAATCCTGTACGCCACGATATTCAAAAACGCTGTTAGAATTATCTGCCATGGTTAAACCTCCTCATTGTTTTCACGGATTTTGAGAATCTGCACAGAGATGCCACGTCCAATGTGGGTATCCAAGTCACTAACCGCATCGTAAGCATCGCCCCATGCTTCAAATCCATTCTTTTTTAATTTTTCAATTGCTTGTCGTATAACGTCATAGCATGTTTCCGGTTCAATGGCATAAAAATTGACATCATAGGTGTATAATGTTGTGTATTCCTGATTGTCATAGGCACTGTTCAAGTCACCAGAAATCTGCCAGAACGTGAAAAAAGCATCTGGATATGGTTCATTTTCCAGCAAGCTGCCCTGCCGCCGAACCGGATACCCAAATTCTGATAATAGTGCAATCAAACGATCTTCCATTGGTCACCCCATATTCCGTTCAATCCATTTTTCAATGGCTTCTCTTTGCAAATAAGTAATTGCAATTTTTGTCTTTTTGCCATAAATAGCATCATACAGCCCCGGAACGGCTGCCATTGGCGGTTCGTGCCGAGGTGTTCCATACATCAGGAAATTAGACACCAAACTTTCCGAAAGGTCAAACCCGATTTTAATTTCTCCAGTAAAGCCTTCCCACGCAACGGAAAAATTTTTGTCCAGTGTTGCTTTCGTGTCACCCGTCCAGAATTTTCCCTTTGCCGGCATGTTGGCTTTTCTCATGATTGCAGTGACTTGCTCATTGACATATTCTTTGGATGCTTTCAGGGCGGCTTCTGTTGCTTTTTTCAGCCCTTCTTCCCCTGCTGCCCGGTCAATGCTCTGCATGAGTTCCTGCCAACCGGAAAACTGTAAGCCGATTCGATTCTTCTTTCCCATGTATGATTACGCACCTCCGGAAACAGCCCTGATTTTGAATTTTAAGATCTGATTCCTCATATTGATGTTTTCTGGTGTTCCAATGACTTCATATGTTTTCCCGTCCGCATTCTGAATCCGGCAGTCTGCTTTGATATCAGGTCGATACCAAGTTTCAATGACTGCTGTATCTTCAATGGTGACCACATCATTATTTGTGCGTTCTGTTCCGCCGAATGTTTTAAAAGATGCATAAAACAGAATCCCAGTTTCCGGATAAACTTTTTTGGTTATGCCCTTTATCAGTTTTGTCTGCGGAATCAGCAGCCATAGTGGAACAACAAACGGCTCATTCGGTCGATAATTGGACAATTATGCATCTCCCCTCTTATAAATCAGCTGGATTGCACGCTGAACAAAATACTGCGACAATTCCGCTGTGCCCATCCCATAATTCCATAGGTCAGAAACGCCACGGATAATCACACCGACAGCCTCCGGACTGTTTACGACCGCATCCGAAACGCCAGCATCCAGCAAAAACGCTTTTACATCGTTGATATAGGTTTTCAGCGTTTCATCCTGATACGTCCCCGTGATATTCAGACCGATTTTCACTTTTTCCAACAGTTCTTCAGCTGTCATGTGATTCCCCCCTTACTTTGCAGACTTCTTCAGCACGAATACAGAATTTACATCCAGCAGCTTGCCGTCCATAATGCAAAGTCCCTTATTGTACCATACATTCTTTTCATCGCTAAACCACCGCTTGAATGCCAGCTGCAAATTGGTGTTGATTGCATAATCATTCGGGCGGAAGTAAATTGCGAATGCATCCCCGTCCGCTGCTGCATCAAAGTCTTTCATGATGTCTGGTTCTACGAGGATGACTTCACGTCCTGCAAACTTGCCGGATACTGTACCATTGACCGGATCATATGTTTCCATGTAAAGCGGTCTGTCGTTCGCATCCTTCAACGTCATGATCTGAGATTCAAACGTTGCAGCAGTCATTACCAGAACGCCTTCCCCACGATAAGCCAACGGTACTTTTGCAAACAGCTTTGTTCTCCACTTTGTCCAGTCTGCAAGTTCTGCCGCAGTAAAGGTGATCTTGTTTTCTGCCTTTACCCGTGTATCATTGAGAATGCCCATCGGCTGACCGCTTCCAGTGCCGGACAAGATGACACGGTCAAATTCCCGTGCAAACGCTTCGGACAACAGCCGTGCCATTTCCGTTTCCAGCGTATCCAGCGTAACGACCTGAGAAAGCAAGGACTGAGAAAGACGTGCTTCCACAATGTGATAGCCGAAAGATACGCTGGTCTTGATTTTCGGAACTGCCTGTGTATCAGAAACAGTCGTTTCTGTAATCCAAGAAACCGTTGGAACCAGTTCTTCAATCGGAAATTCTACGCCGCCCTTAACATTCAGCTTCCGGACACGGTTATACAAGTTCCCATAGACTTTCAGTTCCTTGATAAACTCGTTCATGATGGTGTTCGGAATCACCTTGCCGACATCGGATGTAACCAAAGTTTCATCCTGTCGCTTCTGGTAGTTCCATTCACCAGTCTGTACATACCGCATAAATGCCTTCCGATATTCCACGGAATCCAGTGCATTTCCGGTTCTCTGTTCTCCCTGCGGATTCATTGTAAACGTTGCAAGGTTTCTTGCCTGCATCGGATTAAATGCAGACCGCTGTCCGGTTACATCATCGTCTGTTTTGCCAGCAGAATCACTTCCGGCATCATCCTGATTATCGTCCTTCTCTGCTTCTTTCAGCTGTTCTTCTGCATCCTGTAATTCTTCTTTCAATGCCAACAGGGTCTTCCCAAGGTCTCTTACTTCCTGTGCATCTTTGGAAGTTTCAAGTTTTGCCTTGAGTGCCTCGATTTCTTTCTTTCTTTTTTCAATCAGATTTTTCAGAAATTTTGTCATATGCTCATACCTCCAGTAAATATTTCAGTTTCAGCTTTTCCAGTTCTACATCTTCGCTGCCTTTGGAACGTGATTTTCTGGCATCTTCAACCGCTCGCTTGTCACGGGCAGAAATTTCAGTACTTTCATATGCTGGAAATGTCACAGCAGAAACCTCTGCAACCTGTCCAATGCTATTGATGTATCGGGTCGGATGGTCGGTATCCAATCCTTCCCATTCATCTCCAGTAATCGTAAACATAAAGGACATACCGGAAATATCGCCACGCTGCACAGCAGAATATAACGCCTTTGCATCCGGATTGTTTTCCACGTCTAACTGTACTTGTATAGCTAACCCATCCTTGTCACGCTGGAGCTGCATCGTAGAATTTTTGTTTCCGGCTTTTGCCCGTGCCAATGGAATCATGCCCGTATTGTGATTGACCAAAAACCGCACATCAGATAAATCTGCATCATCCAACGCACCTCGCCGAATAATTTCATCGTAAAATCCCAAATCAGTTTTCATTTCAAAAACAATCGGTCTTCCAACCAGATAAGAACCGCCATCGCTGTCTGTATCTGCTCGAATGTCAAACATAAAATTTCTTTTGCAAAATTCAGGCATTGCATTGTACCTCCTTACATAATTGTAATATCATTGATTTTTGGAGAACTGTTGTCGCTTGTTCCCGACCATGCCAAATAATATTCACCTGCCGGAACACTCGAAATATCAACGGCTTCTGTTACGCCAGCTGTTGCATACACATACTCAAAATCGACTTTGACAATGTTTTCGTTGTCCGCTGCCAGCAGGCTTTGAATTGATGTCGCCTTTTCTGCATCTGTCGCACCGGTAACCAGACCAGCAGGAATGAACTTGAAAAATTCCCCGTCTTTCATCGAGCTTGAAATGTACCCATATAACAGCAACTGTGTCGGGCTGATGGTCAGTGGCGTGGTGCTAAAAGTCGTCACTTGCTGATTCCATCCGAAATCCGTATTATTATAATACAAGGAATGATTGGAATCTGCATTGCAAAATGCACTTTCCGCTGTGATATATTCCTGCAAAGATTTCAGCCCCGTTGTTGTCAGCGTGTAAATCGTACCTGTATAGTTTGTATACATTGCGTTATCAAACACATAATAACGGGTCGTGGTTGACCCTGTGCCAATCAAATTTGGCGTAATGATAGATGACCCATCCGCATTATTGACTTTCAGCCGATATACGGTCGGTGTGTTTTCATAGATTTCAATCGTTGGAGAAATACCATCTGTTCCCGGTTCGCCATCTTTTCCGGGTACACCGTCTGCACCATTCGCACCCGGTGTCCCAGCCGCTCCGGCTGCTCCCGTTTCCCCGGTATCTCCCTTGTCGCCCTTTGCACGTCCGGCATTGATAATTGACCCATCCGACAATGTAACAATTAGATCTCCGTCATTGTTAATCGTGCAATTTTGGACAGAAACAGCCGAACCGCCACCGCCACCACCACCACTTTGCTTGATTTTTTTGTTTAAAATCGCATATAGCAACAGATCCATCTGTAACCACCACCTTTACAGCTTGTACCATTTTGACTGGTACAAAATATAGACATCGCCGGTATCCGCTGCAAGAAACATTGTGCCTTCATCGTAATCTGTCTTGAGTGTTGCAACATCAGAGGACAATCCCAGCAGCTTCCAGCAAGATGCATAATTAAGTTCCTTCATCCGTGCTTCCACCTTCCTTACAATTTTGGATATTTGTTGGTTGCACACAGCAGCCATTATTTTTCATTGCTATGGCTCTCGCTTGTGTTTGATATTGCTTTGCATCATTTACATTGATGTAATTTAATGACATCATCCGCACACCGGACAATTCTTTCAACGGACGCATTCCAAATGCTGCCCGTTTTTCGTTTTCGTACAAACTGCCGCAATCTCCCAGCAAGCGAATCATTTCCAAAGTCTGATCCGTTGTCATAAAGACCAGATTTTTCGTGTAGAATGTAATTTCATTTCCAAATGACTGTTCTCGTGCGGTCAAAAGAGCCTTTGTAAAGTTCTGCGACAGCGATATGACAATCGGTTCAATGGTTTTCTGGAAGAATGCTTCGTATTGTTCCTTTGTATAGTCCCCTGTCAAAATGCACAGCGGAACGCCAAAGTATCGCAGTATCTTTTCATCAATGAATTTGAGCGTATCCGCATCCACAAATTTTACGGTTCGGGTAATCGGAATAAATTCTGCCTTATTGTCCAATGCTAAGAATCCGCTCTGCGATTTTGCAAGTTTTTCTTCCAGTTCTTTCATTGCTGCTTCCGTCTTACCGTCATCCATTATGGTGTTATATTTGACAACACCATTGACCGCACAACTGGAGGACATCGCAACTGACAAATTATGCAGCAATTTATCATTCAGATCCAATGTGTCCAGCAATGCTTGATTGTCTGGCTGCCCACATGCATTCCCACCCATATATTCACTCACACTGTAATTTTTCCGGATGTGAATGATGTCTGCATAGTTCAGCGTTGTTTCATAATTGTTTGCAAACGTGAATTTCACAAACAGTTTTCCGGCTGTATCCTGCAAAAACACAACATTCTGCGGTGCGATCGGATATAATCCTGTATAAACCTTTGTCACACTGCCATTTGCATCCTGTCTGGTGTAATAAGTTGGAATAATAAATGCATTATAGTTCAAATACAACTGCCAAATCACTTTTTCAATGAAATCCGCTGTTGTCATCAGTTCATTCGGGGCATTCAGCAGCGTTTGCAATCCGCTCTGAATCGGAATAGAATCAGAGCCATCTTTTTTCACATGCATCGGAATCAGTTTTTTGCACTCCGAAACAATACAATTGATTGCCTGCTGTACAACATCGCTCGCATAGATGTTCTGCCCAAACTGCGAATAAATCGGTGTGAATCCGTTCAGGATGTCTGCATACTTTTTATTCTTGCTTCCATGGATCAATTTATCGAACTGATCACGTAACCAACCCAAGCGATCACCCCCTATCTGGATTGCCGAATCAGCTGTGTAAAGTCTGTACGGTATCTTCTGTACATCTCATACAAAATAATCATCGTAACAGCCCCGTCAATTCGCTTCGCACGTTCTGTTTTTACGCACAGAGCAAAATTATCAACGGTTTTTATACCAGCGTTTTTCAAGCACCATTTATCAATTTCATTGTTATTATAGTTAATCAGCTGATGTTTCAGGTCTGCTTCACAATATTTCAGTGCATTGGATAATGTGTAAGCGTTCTGCAAAATCAGCACCAAATCTTCATTTTGTTTCGTCCAGCCATAATAATCCATACGATTCATCCAGTCACGGCTAAATCGCTGGTCATATCCACATCGCCACAAGCGGATGTCATAATCCGTGTACAGCTTGTAAAACCAATCTGCAACTACAGACAAATCAATGTCTGTTCCGTCTGTAATCGTAAGCAGTCCGGATTTTGCCCAATCTTTATACCTTGCACCAGCAATCCAGTCGTCCGAATCTTCCAATTTTGACTGTGGAATAAAATACATGGTGTGAATGTATTTGGTCTTGTCGTCCGGCTTCATCATCAAAATCTTTGCACAGGTC